GGAGAACCAGAAAGTGTCCCCCATTTGAAGATTTGATTTGTGCCTTGAAAACCCCAGAGATAGTCTATAAACTCAAACAAACAGCCATTTTGAACAGCCCCGTTGCCCTCTGATGAGGCTGGAAGTGTCCAATTTCCTGTCGTAGCATCGGCTTTGTAAACTATTTTAGTCTGTCCTGAACCGTTCTTTCCTAGTCCATATAATTTAGCGGAAGCCGAAGCGTAAAGAAAATCCTGAACATAATACTGCTTCATTCCAGTTGAGGTAGAACCGTCATTCGTATCAGCACCTAAATCACGGTAAGGTGTTATCTTTCCTGGATTTGAGAAAATATCAAAATGCTTTGAGATGATGAAAGAGTCAGCAAAATAGTTCTTACGATAAAGTCGCACTTGTCGGTTGTTATCCGATATTCCTCCCGACCAGTCGAATTGTGCTAGGAATGTTGACATAGGTTATTTATTTTTAGTTCTTGGATTTTAGACATAGTGTTCAGTCACAATTACAATACCTTGCGTTCCTGCATTACCAGCAGAGGGTGATGAGTGGCTTACAATCCCTGCACCTCCAACTCCGTAAGTAACAGAAAACATAGAGATTGCCACAGGAAGTACGGAAGCTGTTGCTGTTGGGCCAATAGGAGAAAGTCCATTGCCTCCTGAAAGGTTTATGTCACCACTTGCTCCCACTCCACCAGTGTTAGAACCACCACCTGTGTTACTTCCTGCTGTTCCTCCACCACCAGTAGCTGTACAAAGAGTACCTAGTGAACTTGAACCACCAGTTCCAGCTACGTCATTACCACCAGAACTTCCTGCTGTTCCTGCCGCACCAATAGTAACTGTTTCAGTTGTTCCAAGAGCACTGGCCGCTATAAGTTTTCTGCTATATCCACCAGCACCACCACCTGTAGTTTGTGCATTTGTGTTTGCTGTCGTTCCACCAGAACCACCACCACCTGCTTGAACTTCCACTATGACATATTTCAATCCTGCGGGTTTTGTCCACGTTGCAGGTGAAGCAGAGTGGTCATAAGTCCTTACTATTGGTTTTGCCAAAGACCCACCAATATAGGTTGCCAACTTCGCAGGCGTAACAAACAACTTCGCTCCCGTTGCTCCTGTTGCAGTGCCTGCTGTCACTTCTGCATCTGTAGCTTCTTCAACGATACCTTTTGTGGTTTCTGAAGCGAGAGGATTACCGCCAGAGTCTACGTACGCACGAGTTGCACGCTGTGAGGCAATCTTCGTTGCGGAGTTAGCGGCAAGTGTGCTGTCATCATCTAACAAGGAAGTTTCCAACTTTTCATTGTTCAACGCTGTTACGTTATTATTTATTACTGCTCTTGAGTCAGTTATTAAATCCGAGGCTTGTATAAGTGTAATGTTACTCATTTGTTTTTTGTAAAAATTCTTCTAATTGCTCTCGTGTGTTATTTCTAAACCCGTATTTATTGTGAAACTCTTTATGTGCTTTTTCTGATAGAGTAATACCATTTTCAATACTCGTTCTTAATTCAGGAAACTCTGAAAAGTTGTTTATGTGGTGAACATTCAAACCCCCTGTTCTTACTCCATATTTTTGGCAAGTAAAATTGTCTCGTTCGTAACAAGCCTTTCGCCACAATCTCATTTCTAAAGAGGTTCTAGCTTTTATATTTTCTGGTGTTATTCCGCCTTTCCACAAATAACTCTTTGACCCCTTGTTAGCAAAACTTATTTTTAATCTTGTTTCTAGTGGTATTGTTTTGCCCCTTGCTTTAAGATGAGGAATAAAAGGAAACTTCTTACCCTTCATTGGAGATATTTTACCTAAATGAGATATTCTCAATTTTTCAATAAGTTCCGCACTCGCTTTTTTACCCTTGTTGTGCGGAGTCAATCCTTTCCTAAATTGTGTTTTTGGAGATGCAGAAATACCCTTCTTGAATTGTCCTTTATTTATTCCTTTTTTTGGTATTCCTGATGGCATAATATCCTTATTTTAACACATATTTTACGGTTTCGCCACGTTAACTATTGCAGAACTTTGACGTGTTGTGTTCGTAAAAAGTTGTGATACAGCAAGCCAAGTCCTCGTTTCTGCACTCCACGTTGAAGTTATTGAAGCCCACGTTTCACCGATTGAAACTTTAGTTGCGTTGACTATTGAGGTTGTCGGTTTGCTTACGTTAATCATATATTTTACCTAAAGCGTATAGGTCGCATCGTTAAAATATTATCAGAGTCTTTGTTGCGGTCACTGAAGTAGGTTTTCATCTTTAAGTCTTCTCTCTGCATTTCTGTTCCTAGTAAATTAACGTTTGGAAGTCCTAAAGTCATAGCTCCATCATAAGCGGCTGCGATTACATATCCTCTATGAAGTAAAGGAGAAACTCCAGGAGCTTTTGTGGTGTCTGTTGCCACGAAATATGAGCCAGTTCGTTGGAAGTAAAACTTTAATCCAGCAGTTACTGAAGTTGTAGGTTTTGGATAGAGTCTTATGATATTGTCAGCAATCTTGTCATAATAAAGAGGTAGGTTAGTAACACTTTGGAGTTGGTCAAGTGCCATTCCTTCTAAATCTTTCTGGTCAATCTCTTGTAACTGTAAATAAACTCCTGAAGGCGTAAGCATATCAATTCTAGTAAGAGTGATAATTGAGTTGCCTTGCTCGTCTGTAAGGAAAGAATAGTCTGATTGACTGCCTACAAGGTTTGTCGTTCCAATAGGAAGTTTTGTGTGATTAGTATCATCCCATTGAAATCGTGAATCCGCTCCAATAGCAAAACCTGTAACTAAATCGTGATAGTTGTTTACCGAATTAACTATCTTCTGTGTAGACCATTGATTAGCGTCAACACGCATTAAGTTTCTAACTTGCTCCACTATGCCATTCTGGTCTGTGGTTGATGAAAATACCATTTTATTTGGTTAAACTTTTAAGTGCTAAAATCTTTTTTGTGTAATCAGAAATCTTATGACCCATTAAGGATTGGCTGATTTTTCTTTTTGTCTCTTCTGTGTGTTTCCTGTTGTTCATATCAGTATGCATATTCACCCAAGTGACGAACTTTTATCGTAGGGTCAATGTATGTTTTGAATCCCATATCACGAGCTGCGTTACTAAACCAGCAATCCTCCCCCATCGCCAAGTTTCCTTTGGAATCACGCCCGAAGTTAAAGTAGGGGACTTTCTTCCCATTTATTGGGTCAACCCATTCTTTATCAAAGATAGAAAGTTTAATGAGCATAAGTCCCATTCCTGCGTATTTCGCTTCGTATAGGTCAGTTTCAGACCTTTCAGTCATAGGTTTAAACACTCCCTCTAAAGGAAACTGCCTCTTGTTATATTCTGTTCCGACTATCTCTTTGTCATGTGCCAAAAGTTTACCAAGTGCGGACATCATAAATTGCATATCAGAGTCTACGAATAGAATATGTGTTCCACCATTCTTTATTGCCTCATTAACCAACCAAGTCCTTGAAGACACGATGTCGCAAGATACTCGGACAATGTAATCTTTAATGAGTTCAGGATATTGAATAATCGTACAGCCAATAGCGTGAGCTGTTAGGACTTTCATATAACCAGCGTCTGCGACTGGTACTGCGATTATTACTTTTGGTTTTGTTTCCATATCCCTATCCACCTGCAGATGGACAGAGGATAAAAACAAACTAGGCGTTAGCTACAAAGTAGAAGAGAGTAATTTCTACTACTCCTGCTGTAAGGTCTGCTGTTCCAACAGTAACAGTTATGTTTCCTGCTGCGGAAAGTTTAACTGGTGTCGCAAAAACAGGTATGGCATTGACTAGGGCATTGGCTGAAAGCGTAGCCTTAGCGGTTGCTCCCAAAATTGCTGTTGCTGATGAACCTGCTGATGTTCCTACTGAAAGAGTAGCTGAACCTCCTGATGTAACTGCTCCAGTTGAGTTGATTGTTCCACCTACGATAACTGCGTTCTTTGGTAGGCTTGCTGTTCTCTTTGGAGTAATCAAACCTTGTGCTCCACCGTCAGTTGCAAAACTATAAATAGCCTTTGCTACTCGTAGACCTGCGTTTGGATTCCCTTGACCTAGCTGTGTTGTTAAGTCTGATTCAACGATTGTTGTGGCCATAAGATTATTTGATTAACTAATAAGCTTAGGCAACGTTGATGTCGTAGATTACAGGAAGCAAGTTGGTTGGCACAAGGAGACCGTAGTCAAGTCGTGTGTGGATTTGTGTACCTGAAAGCGACCCGCCAGTTGAACCTCCACCAGAGGCAGTGTAAGCTGGCATTTCATTGGTATAAGTCTTTCCAAATGTACTCTTAAGAATACCGAATTTCTGAACACCTCGAACTCCACCCATAACGTGACCTGCAGCGTGAGCTGTTGAAACGTAGTGATTGAGTCCTAGATAATCTACACCGATTGAACCACCGTTCTTCAAAGCAGCGTCAGCCATGTTGAAGCCGTTTGCCTGCATAAACTGAACCATGAAAGTCCAATCTGCTGGTCGCCATTCAATAAAGCCACCGTTCTCCTTGTAAAGGTTGAAACCGTTTGCTGTATAAATCTGCTCTATAACACCTCGCACAACGTCATCAACGTTGTTGGCTGAAATGGTAAGAGTCGTGGTTGTAAGACCAACTGCTCCGCCACCATTATCACCAATGTTTGTCCATGAACCGTGGTTAGCGAGAGAGATTGCTTCTGCTCGTTCACCGATTTTCTTACCTAGCAAAGTACCCATCTCCGCCATTTTAGCGTAGTTAGATTGTGCTTGGTCAGCGTAATCGAGATACACAGAGTCAATTTCTGCTGTGATGATTGAGAGAGTCTGGTTGGTCTCTGTTACGTCAATAAAAGGAATGACGTTAGTAAGAGTTGAGCGACCCGCTGCTGTGTTGGTAAGAGTTGCAACTGCTGGTTCGTTAGCGGTTGAAACTAGAGGGAAGTTGTAAGTCTGTGTGTCTGAATAGACTACATCGTTTACTTCTTTCCAATTTTGTGGTTTGTCAAGTCGTTGTGCGAGCTTGTTTTCCCACAGGGCCTGATAAATAATTGTATTTGCCATTATGTCTAATTATGTTAATAAATAACTACTATGACCTCTTTTTAGAGCGATTACAGGACTTGTGAGCTAATTGTAGATTTGTTGCATCTACCACTAACCCCCCTATTGCGATAGGCACAATATGGTCAATTTCCTCCTCTCCTTCTATGGTGTGTAAACCGCATATTCCACAACTATCTCCATCTCTTTGTCTCAAGAGAGAGACTACCATTTTAGTATAATTCCTTTCAGAATTGCATTTATGGGTCTTTGCGTATTCACGATTTTTGGCTAATATCCTTTCCCTATTTTTTAGATAATAGTCTTTGAACCACGCTGGGTTCTTATCACCATTAGAGAGTCTTGCTTTCAATTGATTCATTTGTAGTGGATAATCAGACGCTTTAGATTACCCCCAAGATGGTTTTTTGGAATGTCCCTTGTCAGCTATTGCGTTCACTACTTCGGAACGGAGTTTATAGTCTGCTGGTAACTCTCCTGTTTGGTCAAACCTTGCAATCGCTGAAGCAATATCATTGATTTGATTACCGCCTCGCTTTGTTGCACTTGGTGTTGCACCTTTGACTTCCCTTGCTTTACTATTAGCTTCTAACTTTGATTGAACATACTCATCTTTAAGGGCTTGCCTTATTGTCTCGCCAGTTCTTTGAACGTGTCGAGCGATGATTTTGATGTCATCATCGTCAGATATACCTTTCAAGTCAAGATAATCCAACTGTGTTTCATCTAACTCGCCTGCTCGTTTTTCAACGATTCTTTCTACCTTCTTTTCTACTTTAGAATCTAATTTCATCCTCTCAATCTTAGCTTCCGCTCTCTTGAGACGAGCTTTCAATTCTACTGGAGATTCAGTCTCGGAAACGTCAGTTTCCTCAACGTCACTCTCTTCTTCCGATTTGGCGACTTCGGTGTCCACTTCATTTTCTTGTGCCATAGATGATACTATCTTAATGATTTTTGGCGGGAATCATAACCTTAATAAAGTCACTTTTATGGAGTGATAACCAAACTTCTACTCGTAAACTATTGTGATGTCTGCTGTTCCACCGATTGTAGCGTAAAGTCCTGTAGTAAAACAAGCTCCGTAAAGTGGAATAAACCTTTCACCTGCGGCGAAGGTCATTGTATTGACTAAAATAGGCGTTGTTGCTGTAACTGCGTCCCAAAGTTTCAAAGTTCCTGATGAATGAGAAGCGATGATTACTCCAGTTGCTACACCTGCTCCGTTCTTTACCAAACCACTTGCCGAAAGATTTTTATATTTGTTAAACATTGCTTTTTTATTATTTGCTGATAATTATACCAAATTATTATGTGCAAGTCTACTACCTCGCACGATTTATTTTCTCTGCACCAACTTCTTGCGTCTTATACGTTGCTACTTTTCTAAATGCATTCTCTACTTTGTTTTTACCGACCAATCTTGCTCTAAATATCTGTCCTAATACTTCGTCTGTGATACCTAGGTCTGCTTGTGGTGTTTCTATCTCAAACTCATCAAGAATATGCTTCTTTAAGCAGTCAAAGAGGGCAGGATTGTCGGCGATTACCTTGAGTATTTCCTTATCCATTGGCGGTCATATTAGCTGGCATTGGTGGTGTAACAGGTGCTGTTGGGGCTTGTAGAGCCTGTGGTTGGGTCTTTTGGACTTGTTCGTCTGTAATTCCATTAAAGTCTGCAGGGTCTAGGCCTGAACTCTCCAAAATATCATTAAATATTTTACCAATCGCAGGGATTTGTAACACAGCAGGATTTGCAATAATTTGTCGGAAGATGTTTACCAATTTATCTGTCTTGCCTGATAGGTCTTTACTCTTACCTTTTACGGAAACTTTAACTGCAAGAGGTGTATCCTTAAACTCGCCTTTTAGGATTTCAATGAAATGCTTAGTGCCTTTATCTTTGAAGTTCTGCATCTCCAACTCAGTCAGAGTCTTTTGGATTTCAGGTGTTACTTCTTTACCTTGAATAACCATATCTACAATCTTCTTATTGGTTTCAAGTACTGCTACCTTTTTAGCTACGAATTGCAACTCATCTAGAGACAATTCAGAAAGAAACTGTGAACCTTCGCAGATTTTCTTTTGAATGTGAGGGATAATCCAATCTTTATAGATTTCTTCAATGTGTTTAGCGAATATCCCTCGTCTGTAATCGTGTAGTCCGTGAGCTTCTTGAGTTACAAGTTCTTGAAGTTGAAATGGAGTTCCTGAAGCAGGATTGTCTCCCATAATTGAATCGTTGGCCGCACCCATTTGCTGTGCGTGTGCTTCCCATTGTTCTACTGACTTATCAAACAACTGCATATTACGAGGGAATGTATCTACTTGTCCTAAGTCTCCGTCTCCAACATCTAGGATTGTAAGGTTGTCTAAGTCTCTAACTTTTTGTTTCTTAGCAAGGATTGAACTGTTCGCTCCCGTTGCCTTTAAGATAGTCTTTGAAGCAGCGTCTAACATATCCTGAATACGAATCATATCGTAATTGACCCAAACTTGTGCTTCAAACAATTCCTCTGCACCACCGAAACCTAGTGCTCTACCGAATACAGGGTCACGCTTGATTAGTTTGAATGGCAATTCTTTCTCTGGTGCGGTGTAAAGAACAACTCCTTGTTTATCGGTACTGCCTTTCTTTTGATAGAAAGCCACAATGTATAGACGGGTTTCGTAGTCCTCTGAAGTGTCCATAGGGTCAGCAAATCTCTTTGGTAGGTTGCCGTGGACTTCAAAGACTTCAACGTAACGCCCTGGAGTTTTCTTTGTCCTACCGTCTGAACTTTCGTTACCTTTTTCTTCCTTTGAAAGAGCAATCAAATCTTTAATTGATATAGTCGCACCGTTCTTCTCATTACCCCAACCAAACTGTTCCATTTCCATTAACTGGTCTGGGGAGTAGTAATGTCTAATACCAAGTGGAGCTGATAAAATATCTGTCTGGTCACAGAAAGCGATTGTCTGTAGAGGCACGACTTCAGGGCAAGGTTTGTTTAATTGTTTTGAAAGTCCTCCACCAAAATCTATTCTTGAAACGTTGAGAGCATCAAAGAAAGTGTCTAAATCATTCTCTTGAACGAATACATCATCGTGGTATTTCTTAACTAGGAACGATAGGTGAAACTTATCTGGGTTATCTATGTAAATCTGAACGTCTTTCAATTCAATATCTTCTGTCCTATGTTGAAGATTGAGAATAGGTCTCGTAATGTTTTTAACAGGTTTGAAATCATCTTTACCTGTAAGAAGTTGTGAGTTGTTGTATAAATCAGAAGTCTTAATGTGGTCATACATACACCAATCCCAAGTGTCGTTTATCGGTATTGGTCTTTTATAATTTTCTTCTTGACTGGTTATGTAATCAAATATTGATGTGTAGTCTTTTATCATATTGTTATTATTATTTTTCTAAAAATTGGCATTTAAAACATATCGTCTTATCCATTCCTTTGATTGGCACAAACAAATCATAGCACTTACCGCAAGTCGGATATTTCTTATGTTCATACACATCTTTTTTCATAATGAACCACTCACAGAAATCAGTTTCAAAGCAATCCCAACTCTTAGGCACTGCCATACGATATTTTCGTTCACTACACGATGGATATTTATACATAAAGTATTTTGATTCTCTCTGTTCTATCTCTTGCTGTGTTGTTTAGAACTAAAAGATTTTCAAACTTACGTTTATGGTAGTCGCTTAATGATTCCCACTTACGACCTTGAAAACTTGATTCTTTGGTATTCACCTCTAGTGCTTTTGTGTAGCCATCTCTTTGTAGCGACTTATTAACATATTGTCCACTTATTGCGAATTTTGGTTTCATCTTAATAAATATTCAAATTGCTTTGCGAGTATCGGTTGTGATATTTTACGGAATAGATTCCTAACTTTAATTGGATTCCAAGTCTGATTCATCTTCTTGCCAGCATATTCTAATTCAATAAAACCTTTAGTGAAGATTTTGATAGGTGGTTCAATGGAGCGTAGAGCCTCTAAAGCTGTCTCGCCTTTACCTTTCAACACCACGTTCTCAAGTGTGAGAGTAATTGAAAAGAGACTCTTAGGAGTTTTCCCAAAGAATTTAGAGCTTTCTGTTTCCTCTTTGTCCACATTGTCTTCGTGAACCTGTGCGTGTTTTTTGAACTTATTTGTAGCAATCTGTTTTCTACAAACGAGACACAATGTTGTTTTAGTCTTAGCCATAATGCGTAATTATAACACGTTTATAATTTATTATCTAGCAGGATTTTTCCTTTCAACAGGTCTATCGTAAACAATATCAAAATCATTTGTTCTGTTGTGCATTGAGGAGATTGGGTATGACACAGAGTCCATTGCGTGAGACCAAGTATGTTCTGGCACACCTTTCGGATTGCCGTCTTTATCCTCCGCCCAACGATAGTTCTCATAAGACTCCCAAACATTCGTACTTCTTTTAGTTACATAAATCTTCTTCTGTGAAGTAGCTTTGATACGGAACGACACAGAGTCCTTACCTTTCTCACAACCTACTACATTCATTCCATAAGCTCTTTGCTCTGCGATACTCTTAGGTTCTGCACTATCAGCCACACAAGAGATTTCAGAGTGTCTACCTGTTACTTTAAGAGCTTCACCTGCAAGGTATTCATTCGTTAGTTCTGTACCATAAGCGAGTTCATCAATGATGTAAGCACCATTCCAGTAATAAACGGCTACGAGGGAAGCAGGGTCAGGAAACCACCCAAAGTCTTCACCCAATTTAACCAAACGTGCCTCATTTGGTATGTTATCAATCAACTGCCAACCTGTGTATATCTTTCCCCTTACTTCATCAGGACTCAATCCCTCAATCACTTGCCAATAATAATCAGGGTTTGTGTATTTGTATTGCTGATAACGCCAGACTGTGGACTCATCAAGATTAGGTTTGTTCTCTACCCAAGTTCCACCAATGTAAATAGCGTCTTTACAATCTGCTTTAATCTTTGGTATGTAAAACCCTGTCGCTTCAGGGTGTGGTGTGAGGTCAAACCATTTCTTAATAATCCAATGACTCTTTGAAGGTGTGTTGAGAGTTAGAACAATCGTAATCTTTCCTTTAACCGTACGGAGTGTGTCGTCTAATGTTCTAAACTCTGCTTCACCAATTTCTTCAGCCTCTTCAATCCATACAAAGTTATACCCAGCTAGAGATTTCAAACGTGCTGTAAGTGACCCACTAGAAGCTCTGAAACCGTGTGCTCTTAATGAGTTCTGTCCACGTTCTATGAACATATCGTTCTCGGTAATATGGAAACCACTTTCTATTCCCTGCTCTCGTAACCTATCCATTATTTCACTCCAACAGGAAGCTCTAATGTCCTCACGAGTAGCACGCATTATTGCTCCTCGGATATATTCCTTTGAAAGTAGTTTAGAAACAGCGAAGCGTGAAGCTGTTCCTGAACGACCGTTACCACGACCACCGCAGATTATGACGTAACGTATGTTATCTCCTATTGTCCAAAGTGGAGCGTGCGATTCGTGAACCGTAAAATCTATTTCTTTATTTTCTGACATTTATATTAACACCTGTTATGTTTAGATTTGCATTTAACTCACCTTTAGTGTCGGGCATACCTTCCGACATCTTCCAAACGGTTTCTTTATCCAAACCCTCAAGCCATTCATCACGTTCTTCATCAGTAAGTTTTGCTAAATAATCTCTAGCGTAATCCTTCATTGTTTTTCCTTTTGGTCTGCCTTTAGGATTAGGACAAAACCCTTTCTTCCACAACCAAGGCTTTGAAGTGTTCTCTAACTGTTTAACAGAATCTTCCATATCAACATATTATAACATATCCCTTACTTCTATTCTAGTTGTAAAGGGGGGAGACAACTTTGAGGTTAAGCTGGTAGAAATAATAAACAACCTTTATTTTTTTGACCACCAATTTTTTGCTTTTAGAAAGTTATTAGTCACTATTTCTATATCTTTATCACAACCTTTAATAAATCTATGAAGAAAGTTATGACAATTTTCGCACAATATTATCGTTCTGTCCATATCTGCTCCATATTTCTTGTAAGCAAAGTGATGAACAACCAATCTATCTCTACTTGAACAACATTTACATCTAATCATATATTTATTGATAAAAGAATAAAAGAAAGAAAAACGGGGGCAAAAGAAAGAAAAAAGAAAAAGTCCGTTGAAAAAGAAAAAACTGTTACTGGAGTAACCAGACGTTCGTGGTTTTTTGTACCCTGAAAGCTAGAATATATTTGGAAAAATACTATTTCACAGGCTCTCTGATAACTGGATAGGTTATATTTTTATAATTTACTTTTCTTCAAACAAAGTTTCGCACAAACATCAAATAATTTGGCGATTTCTCTGTAATATACGGCTTGAGCAGACAGTTTGGCTTTTCTTTCAGTATCCTCTACTAATTTTCTTTGAGCAACTTTCGCAAGCAATTTTTGGGTTGCCCCTTTTTGCATTTGTTCTCGTTGCTTCACTCGGATTAGTATTCTTTCTGTCTGATTCATATCCGTATCATTACATCGCCAGTTCGCTCATCGTGCTTATGGCGTTTCAATTTCTTAATTTCTTCTTGTAGTTCATTTATAGCTTCCCATGTTTTAGGTAGAGATGTGTCGTAATCTTTCCCGATAATTCCTATGAAAGCCTCACGGGTTTCTAGTTCTCCCGTAATTTTTTCATATTTACCACCAGTTGAAAAATCTCCTTCTTTGCAGGTATCAAGCATATCAATCAACTCACTGGTTTTCTTGTTCTCCATAGTGTTAATTGGTTAGTCCTATCCAGTTGTCAAAGAACCTATGTACAACAAAAAACACACCTAAATAGTGTGTCCAATTAAATACTCTGTGCATACCGCAAATGAAATGATGTTCACCCCATTTGTGGTTTGCGGCACGCACGCAATATTCAATTGTAAAGCTGGAGTGAACATACCACAATTATAATCTATCTGAAATAAAAATGCAAATCGTAATGCAAATAAATAAAAGGAAAAGGTGTGGATAAGTCCTCTTGCTTTATTTTTCTTTTGTGTTGTATTTTCTAGGGGCTATGTTGAGCCATTATACGCCACCATTTATGATTGATAATGCTTGACAGTATTATACTAGGGTGTATACTGTATGTAGAAAGGTAGATAGTAATGGTGGTAGTTCAATCAAGTACAACGTAGGTCTGGTGGTACTTTGAAAACTGAATAGATAAAAAGATGTGGCGGCAACACTTGAAATAGGAAGTTCGTGAAAACGACAATATAAATCATTTTTATGATTATTACAAGTTTAATTGCAAATCACACAGCGCTCGACCTTAGATGAACAATCTACAATATTCTATTCAGTCTCCAGAGTATCAACTGGTCTTATCCTCAGTCAATCAAAACTACCTCCACTACTGTCTATCTCAAAGGTCGATAATTTAATCAAACAACATTATGAACGAAAAAGAAATTAGAAAAATGCAGATGAATGAAGAAGAGAAGGAAACAATGAAAGCAATTTGGTTTCCAAAAGAATGGCACAAAGTAATTAAGGAACGAGCGGAAGAAGAAGGATACCCAATTTATAAATATATAATGATGTTGAGTAATAATAAAAATATATTCAATGAAAAATCCAACTAAAACATGTGCGAAGTGTAAAGAAACAAAATCTGTAAAAGATTTTTACACCACAAGTTTTGGAACTCCTGCTTCATATTGTCATCAGTGCAGAATAATTATAGGAAGAAACTGGAGGGTTACTCATTTGGAACAATCAAGAGAATTGGTTAGAAACGCAAGTAAAAAATATAGAATAAAATATTTACACTCATACGATAAGTATGTAAAAAATAACCCAGAAAAAAGATACGCAAAAGAAGTTATACACGATTTGACCAGACATGGAAAACTTACAAGAAAACCTTGTGAAGTATGTGGAGAAAACAAGGTTCACGCTCATCACCCAGATTATTCAAAGCCTCGTGAAGTGATATGGCTTTGTCCAGTACATCACAAAGAAGAACATAGGAGAATAAAATTATTAGTTAATAAACATAAAGTATATGAGTTCAAGAACTAAAGTGTGGTGTGGTGGTCTAGTCATAGGTTTCCTTCTCGGTGCAATCGTAGCGGTGGGAGTGTATGGGACTATATTATTAGCTTATCTAAAGTAAATGGAAAACCCAGTTATTAGAGATAGAGAACGTCAAGAAGAATGGAATGATAAAGAAGCGGAAAAGTGTGAAAAGTTAATCGCCAGTCTATCTGATGAAGATGAGGATAAACTTCAGACATATCACGCAGAGAATTGTGCAGACGGAGTGTTAGATGATGACCTTTATGCGGATTACGAGACTTGGTTAGAGACATTAAACAGCGAAGAAATCTTAAACATAATCAAATGATACAAGATACTCAAACAAAAAATAAGGCTATGAGTAGATTGGAATACGAAAACGAAGAACTCCTAAAAACTATTCGTAATTACGACGAAACAATGGCAACCTTAAGAACGAAACTTTTAGATGTCATAGAAAATTACCAGCATAATTCAGAAAGATTAGTCATTCAACTTCAAGGAACAATTAACCTTTTAGAACATTTATGACATTAGTTCTAACAAGTAAAGACTTTGAGCGAAGACGAAATCACTTCGCACATCAAGACTACGAAAACCTTATCAGTCTGTACTATAGGGCATTGAAAGAGGGTCTAACAATGAAAGCCTATCACATCAGCAAGATTATCTACGACAAGTTCGGTGAGGGAGATTTTAGAAGTGGTTACGATTATGGGAACGAAGTTAATAAATAAAAACTATGAGTAAATTGACCATAAATTGGGGAGAAGTAAAATCAATCGCAAGTGGTGCAAAACTATTTGAAGGTTCGTTTATAGACGAGAGCGGTACAGAAACTACAGCTACAATCTGGGAAAAGGACAAAGAGGGTAAAGTGTTCCCAGACTTCGCTACATTAGCCCCTGGACACATCATAGAGGGTAACTTGTGGCAGAGTCCCACTACAAAGAAATGGACAGTTTATCCGCCTAAGCCTGAAGCAGCAAAAGGTGGTAATCGTACTGCTATGATGGAAAAAGTCATGGACAAAAAAGCAGGACAGATTGAAAACTTCCAAGCCAAAAAGGAAAGTTCAATAGAGAAAATGGCGTGCCAACGTGATGCTGTGTTGCTTGTAACCGCTTTCTATCCTGAACTCGCTACCGTAGCAATCGTAATGCGTGAGGAGTCTATCGCTAGAAAGATAGAACATTGGAGAGAATATCTACAAAATAAACTTAATCAACCTTTCTAATATGACACACCCAAACTGCGACCATAGTTGCACAAGTGAATGTAGACGAAGTGGTTGTAACTGTCTGTGTGGAGAGTACCACGACAGTATGACACCAGACGAACTCATAGAAGCGTTGAAAGACGATTTACGAGATACCAGAATTGAGACTGTAAAGATGTTACTTCTTATGTATTTGCAAGGCGAGAAAGCTAGAAAACTTGCAAGCGATATTGTAGACGGATTATTCCCAGACCAAGACTTCATCAACGACAAAAAGGCTTTAGCTCAACACAACGACTAACATGACACAGAAAAACATTATCTTAAAACTCCTCGCCTCTCAACCAGATAAAAAGTTTTTCAGTTACGAACTTATGAAAGCAAGTACACCGTTCGGTTGGTTGGGGAGTTCTGGGGATAGACGAGCAAGAGAACTGGCGGAAGAAGGCTTAATAAATAAAAGAGAGGGCAAAGTCTATGCAGAATACTGGCATAAACCAAAACCAGATGTCTTTCAGATGATGGGATTAACAAAGAAGCCAGTTATGCAGGACTTATTCAAATCATTTGGAAAAATCTATGGAAAATAGAACCTTTGACAGCGTAATCTCCGCCTTAAACAATATGGTCGCACAGAAGCAATGCCGAAAATGTGATGAGATAAAATCTAGTGATTATTTCGGAAAGGATAAAAAAAGAAAAGACGGTTTGGCTTCTTGGTGTAAAAAGTGTAGAAATGCTGTGAGACATAACTTTTACATTAAACACAAATCAAAAGAAATCAAGCAAAAAATTAAATACTATATTCGTAACAGAAAACAAATACTAAAAAGAGAAAAGGTATATAAAAGAAAGAATAAGGACTCTATATCAGATAGAGATAGAAAATACCAAAAAAGAAAAAAAGACACTATCGGTGGTCATAGAAAATATGTTGCAAGATATAAGACAAAAAATGCCGTCCTTTCAGGAAAATTAAAAAAATTGCCTTGTACCTTTTGCGGGAGTATTAAAAGTCAAGCTCATCATCATAATGGATACACAAAAGAACACTGGTTAGACGTGTTATGGCTTTGTGAAAAACATCATAAAATAGTACATAGAAAATATAATTATTCAAAACTAAAATGATAAAACTTCCAGCATATTTTTGTGGCTTTGGTTCTAAAGTAGACGGTTCAGCTTCGCTTCGCTTCAACACACAGGAAATTGCCGACACAGACTTTGCAGAATTGAAACGAACGCTTAATTTATTTGGTTGGTTGATTTTTGCCGAAAATGCTACTGATAAAGACTTGCCAGATGAACCGCCAGTTGAAGAAGGAAAAACCCATAGTGAAAGATTAAGGTCGGTACTCTTTCTATTATGGAAGCAGAAAAAGGAAACTACGGACTTTGAGACTTGGCGAAAAGCACAGATGGAAAAGTTTATTGAACACATTAAGAAGCAATTAGATGATTAAACTCTCTGACTTCACAAAAGACTATAAGACGGGACAAGTGGAAAATAGGAATGACATTGTTAAGAAATTCGTGGTAAAATTAAACCAAGATAGAGTGTTTAATAAATTGAAACCACTTGCCCCTCGCTTCTATGCAATCCGTATGAGTATGTTGAAAATCTGGGAATTAGAAGCGTTTTTAAAAGAGTGTTGGCACGCAGATAACTTCTCACGCTTTTGGTGGGGGAAGACAAAAAAGTAACTATGTCCACTTATCCACATATTATGCCTACAATGCCATTGAATAGCTCTATTCAATATAGTATAATAGAGGATATGAAAAAGAAAAAAGTGTGTGAAGAATGTGGGTGCAACTATGAAACTTATCAGGCATTTTCAAGATATTGTGGACAGCGTTGTAAAGGTAAAGCAAATTACAAATCAAGCGGTCGTAGTGTTCATGGGGATAATAAATTACCAAGTGCCACAGTCGGAGCTATGTCAGAAATATTTGTTTCGGCAGAGTTAATGAAAAAAGGTTATGCAGTCTTCAGAGCATTATCTCCATCTTGTTTCTGTGATTTAATTGCAATAAAAAATAACCAAACCTTAAGAATTGAAGCGAGGACAGGATATAAGAACACTAGAACGAATAGAATGTGTTACCCAAAAAATACTCATGGCGATATTACACACTTTGCAATTTATGAAAGAAATGAAGGTAAAACTTATTTTTTTGACACTAATCATAATGAAATAATGATATGAACGGACAACCTATACCAAAACAAGGCAAAGTAAAAGGTTTATCGTTAGGTAAGTGGCGTTCAAAGTGTGATAAAGAAATGCAGATAAAAGGTAAAATGCTCTTTCCCAAAAGTTTAATTTCAGGACAACCTACAGAGGTTATGCACCACTTTATTCCGAAAAGTGTTTCAGCGACACTTCGTTACAACTGGGATAACCTTATCCCATTGACAACTGCCGAACATTGTCGCCTACACCAAAGTCCTGACCCTACGATTGAACAGATGATACGGAGTAAAAAAGGCGATGCGTGGTGGAATGACTTACAGGCACGGAAAGGAGTAATCATAAAAGTAAATGTCGGGTATTACAAAGAAGTTTATCAACGGCTATCCGCAGTTTAATCTCAAACTTATATGAAAAAGATAATTAGAGGAATAGATTGTTGTTGCGATGAGATTTATATATGCCGTTATCATTATCGCCTCTGCTGGATAAAAGGCTCAATCATTGGTTTTGTTATAAGTGCCATAGTTATTAGCTTAATGTTCCTTATATGAAATCAGAAGAACAAAAATGTAGAGTATGCGGTTGTACAGACAATAATGCGTGTATTGGTGGTTGTCATTGGATTGCGTATGATTTGTGTTCTGCCTGCCACACTCCCGTTCAAAAGGAGAAGTGTGTAACTGACCCAGAGTTTAGAAAGCAATATGAAAATCGTATCCCCCAAACTTCAAGTGGACATTCTGCACATTTTGAACACAATCCCCACGATTTAGGTACACTAGCAGTTGAGGATTATGAAATCAAGAATGCAAGTACTTCCTCATCAGAGAGTTGGGGTGAGACCTTTGAGAAACATTTTAAGGGCGTTTGTGTCTTAGACCCAGATGGTGGTGCTTTTGACCACAGTGTTATTACAGTATATCCAGCAATCCTCTCCTTCATCAAAAATACAATTACAGCTGAGGTTGAGAGGGGGAGGAAAAAAACTGTGGAGGAGTGTGTGAATGTGATTTATGGATTACAAAAACCAGAAGATGAAGACGGAGAGGGCAAAGAGTGGAACGCCGCAATCAAATGTGCCCACGATAATGTCCGTTCCTTTACCCACTAAATTATTTTAACAGATGAAAAAGAGTATGGAAACAAAAGCAACGGTTTTAGGGTTTGAGATAGTTTGCTCTGACTGTTTCGCTCATTACGATAAATACAGAGAACACACTTGCCTGCCTTGGCTTAAAATGTTGGTTGCAAAATTCAAGAAAGATAATCCAGAGAAATACAAAGAGATGTGCAAAAATCAAATCACCTTATAAGCCCCCACAAGGAGATAAATTAAAATAATAAGAGATATATGAAAATCAAGTGGCAATTACCAAAACAGTGCAAAAAAGTTTCCTACAAAACCAGACAGAACGCTTGGAAGGCGGCGATTAGGTTTAAGGAATTGTATGGTACAGAACAGGCCGCCTATATCTGTTTTCGGAAGGACTTAAAGAAACACTTTCACCTCACTAGCCACGCACCAATGACACCACCAAAGAAATTATTAAATCTTTAACCCCTAACCAATATGCCATCAAAAAGAAGTGAGGAAAAGAAGAACTGGCTGTGCAGATTATTCGGCCACAAGTTTGATTTGATTGAAGTGGCGATATTCAACATAGAATGTTCGGCAATAAATCGTGAGGAATTAGCACCGCAGATAGTTTGCCAAAGATGTGGCTTTACTTTTAAGATAAAATAAATATAACCTCAAGTGCTAGATTTATTAGAAGTTAAATGAAATAAATATATGAGAGATTGCGACTGCGGCGGAAACTTGATTTGTAGGTATTCGTGGCTTTATAAGTTTATTAAAAAATTACTCATTAGAAGTTAAATGAAATGAGATGAAAAAACTTATACTTATAAAAAATAAAGACTTGGCTATCAAAAAGGAAGTGGCAGATTGCTATTGTGATTTTTGTGGTGAAGATGAGGTTGTTGTTTTCACCTCTACTTTTGACGATAAAAAAGACGGCGACCTTAGAAAATGCGAAATGCAAATCTGTGTAGACTGTGTACAGCAATTAGCTAAACTACTCAAATGAAAAACAACCAACCATTTATTACGACAGACTTGAGAGAGGAGTTTGAGAAACGATTTCCTAACATAGAGGTTAGAATACCCGATATTGAAGAGTACCATACTGGCAAAAAGGCTTATGACGCTATCGCCGACTTCTGGCTTCAAAAGATGTCAGAACACAAAGAACGCTTAATCAAAGAGGTGGAGGAACCAAAATACACATTTAGAAAAGTGGAGTGGGAAACGGGAATTGAGTCTATGGAAAATGAGCAAGACGACACCAAATGTACGGCTTATTGCGAAGGCTATAACCAAGCCCAAAAAGACATTTTACGCAGGCTACAGAGCGTGTAATTAAATTGTTATGAAAACAAAAGATATACACATTGACCCGAATGATGACAGTACTACAATACTTGCTAGAGCCACAGAGTGTTGTAACGGCAGTCACCAGACCATTGCGGGAGCATTACTTAAAAGCCCTCAGTGGAAGGCGTGGTACGATTATGCTTCAAGAAAGCAATTATTCGATGTCGATGAGTCAATGATGATTGATTGTATGAGTGACGCCCATTGGAAAACGTTCGTATTATTTATAAGGAAAATGAAATGAAACCTTATCGCTGCTTTAAGTGCAAAAAACTAATACCCAAATACTCTGAAACTTACTTCAGAGGGCATATCTTTCACTTTAAGTGTTTGAAAATGAGCGAGTTTAGACCTGCCAACAAAACTTTGAAGGCAACCAATCAGAAGTCCCGCTCTTCCCATAAACGTAAGCGGCTAAAATAGTATTGTCTGTTTCGTCAAAGACATCATGGTTTTTTAGATTATCTCCCCACAACTGTTTTCCGTAATGCTCCCAACTACTTTTTAGGAACTGGTATTTCCCGCTTGCTGTTGAGTTTGGGTTGCGAGCTAGTGGATTGTTTTGAGACTCGCACTTCGCTATTCTTTCGAAGACGGATAAAGGCTTCGGGTAGTCCAACACAGGAACTAAAACCGTTGGTGTAGAAGAACTTTGTTCCGTCTGCATTTGGTTGGCTAATGCTTGCTTTGGAGAAAGTACCTTTTTTGCGACTAACATTATTAGTAAACTGACTATTATTATCAACAGAATAAACCATCTAGATTTTGATTTCAATTTGAGTAAGGGGGAGTGTCCTATATTCTCTGAACCCTACACACAAACATTTATCGCACTCTAAACTAGTATCGGGCGAAAGAGAGCCGAAGCCCTATGTTTGGCGTAAGGTGTAAGATTACCCGTATTCACGGGCAGACCTGCGACTCCTAATCCTGCAGGGTTCAAAGAACATAACTCATTTCTCGGTCTGCGGTTTGCCCGACTAAGGCAACCCTAGACTTGTGCTATACGGAAGAACTACTACTATCCCAAATTCACCACACCTGCTACCTTACCATTATTGTCTGTGAATAATTGCTTGAGCAAATATCCAAAACCTGCAACGATGCCGAAATTAACCATATTCTTACCTACTACGAGCCAGTCTGTTGCAAAGGCATCAAACCCTGACGTCATTACAATACCTGCTACTGCGATGATTAACGCCGCACCTACAGCAGTAAGTAGACCTTTTGCTAAATCTTTCCAACCGATAACAAATAATCCATTCATTTTATTAGATATTACTTAATAATAAGTTCAATCTGACACAATTATACTATAAAAACACAACTTTTGGTAGGTACTTTATCCACATAGCAAAGCCCCGTAGCAAAATGCGGGGCTTACCTCTTACGAGGATTTTATGCGTGACCACCGAACCCCCAGATTTGGTCTGACTTTGGGGGACGATTTGCGAACCTTGGACACAGAACGTGCAGGTGCAGATAGCACCTCGCATAGTTGCTTCTTTCTAGGCAACCACGTTGTGGACACAAGACCATTTTCAGGTCATGTTTCTGACCATCTGTGAGTTTATCCTCGGACATGTTCGTCTCCTTTCCTGTGACAAGTGTAGTAGTACCTCTGGTCGCACCAGTAGTTCAAAGCTGGCAGTAGTCCCTCGCCTACGTTGTTGGCGAAGATTTCGTGCCATGTTGCATGAAGTTCTTTGGGGACAACGATGATGTTCTCCCCGCCTCCACCTTGACGACTTCTTGGTCTGCGATGATGACGATTTGTACCACGCAAAATACGTTTATGCCTGCGATACAGTTTACGCATCTTTCCTCCTTGCTTTGACTGTGAGTACAAACTTCTCCACCTTGAGATTGGTCACCCCGAAGATGAGCCATTCATGGTGAAAGAAATCTGCCTCTTGTTGGTTACGGCCATGAGCCAAGAAGAATATCTGCTTGGGTGTCAGGCCACTATAGCGTGAGGCTTCAACAACGATGTCTCGTTCCATTTTATCCCTCCCTATGTTAAAGAACTATGTTTTACCAAACACGGTGGGAGGAGGCAAATAAGATACTTTAGAAGTGTTCGTTCTTATGCAGTCCCCCCATCCTATCTACTAAGAATTTAAATAACTTCTTGTTATCGTCCCACAGAATCCCGTATTTATTATTCCGTGGTCTTTCTGGTACTTCCTCACAGCGTCTCTGGTCATTGTCCAGTACAATCCAGTTTGTTTGACTCCCAGTCGTTTCTGCAACTCCTTTACATTGTTTCCGAAAGAACCTAATCCCATATCTTTAGTGAATAGGAACTTATCTTGTGGAACTGAAACGTCTTTTACTCCTAAGAAATACATCGCAGCAAAAACACGATGTTGTAGAAAGTCTTGAGTTATAAGGCGTAATCCGTCTGGCGATGAAGTTTGTCCAGCACTATCCTCGCACGCTATCGTCTTAACGCCATTTACAAGACCATAATCGACCGCACAAATACCGTGGCCGAAGGTAGTTAAACCTCCGAGATAAATTGGAGTTAATTGATACTCATTACTATTGCTTTCTAAAAGGACAACACATTGTTTGTAGGCTTCTATAGCTTCAGCAATTTGTTCAATATCTTTTGCATTTCTAATCGTACGATAGCCAGTCACGCCAATGTTTGTAGTGAGTTGTTTTATAGTATTCATCACTACTTCGTTTTGGAATTGAGAAGGAGAGACTGCTTCCAAACAAGTATAACGATTGTAATAAACATCTCCCATGTCCTGAAGGAATGAACCTTCGTTTGGATAATTCTTTCTCCAGAAATATGGTGAAGCTGAAACAACTTTACCCGTTAAGACTTCAATAGCTTTTGCACCTGCTTGAAAAACACAGGAATAAGACCCATTTTGGTTACGCTGTTTATAACGTTTCCAAGTCTTTTTCTCTACCCAAGTTACAGGAGTAACACCAGTAGTATGGATATAGTCGAGAGCTTTTTTCTCCTCTGGTCGTGGGTCTTGAATAGCACCATTTTTTATATTGTCCATGTTATTTAGATATAAGATATTTAATAATTTCAATTAAGCCAACGAGGACAACTCCAACACCACCACCAGTTATTCCACCAGAAATTTTGGCTTGCTTTTGTATTACCTGTTCTTGTCCTTCGTGATTAGCTTTGAAAGTATCAAGAGCATCCACTTTTTCAGACAACACCTTTATTTCAGATTGGACTTCTTTTCGCAAATCTTCAATCTTTTTATTTTGGTCAGAAGTAGCAACACGAAACTCAATCTTAAAATCATTGATACTTTGATTAACTGCTAAAAATGATGCTTGAGTAGCAACACTTTGGGCAGTAATAGTTCCTTGTAATTGTCCTATCTGTTGAAATAAATTGTGGTCTGGTGATTCCATTTTATTCAATAGGTTCATCAACTGGTAATGTATTCTCGGTTGGCTTAACCTCATCAACAGGTGTCAAATCTTTTACTTTCTGTTGTAACTCTTCTTTTTCAGTTTGAAGGGTTGTAATTGTGTCCACCTTGTCTTCTATCTCTGCGTCTTTACTCATCACAACGGCCTTTAATCCTTCAATCTCTCCATTCCTACTATTCAAAATAACAACCCCATCATTAGCCTCTTTTTGAGCAATTTCAAGAGTCGTAAATTCTGCTTTGAAATTCTCATTGAGAATATCGCTTGCAAGTTGTAAGACTGCCAACTCATCTGTGCGAGTTTTAATTGCATTTTCTATCGTCGCTTTTGCCATTTTTATATCCATAAAATTGTTGTTAATTTTGTAATTGTGTACATTGATAATTTATCTTATTCCCCGACAAAGCTGTTTGAGAAATGACTAACTGTGTTGTACTTACCGTATAGGTCATAGCGTTGACTACGGACATGGATTGATTTGTTACTACACAACTCGGAGCAAAAGATTTTGTTGAGGTAAATGCCACAGTACAGCCAGTTGTAGCCGTTCCAACAGTTATTTCTCCTGCTGTATCAGTACCACGAACAGAGGGTGAACCGCCGCAACTTGAAAGAGTTGGGGCAGTACCGCCAGTTGCTATATCACCATATACCGTTAATTTATAATTAGGAGTTGAAGTGCCGACACCGACTTTTCCGTTCACCAAAAGATTTGCCGCCCCAGATCCATCTGCTCCTATAATTTGCACAGCCACACCATTGACAGAAGTGCTGGTAGAAATACTTAGCGATGGGAAAGAAGATGTCGTACCGCCAAATTGCAAAAGACCAAAATCAGTTGCTGCGTTGTTCGCTATTAACAGGTTATTATTTGTGGCCGATGATATTCGCGATCTTCCGCCGCCACCTCCGAACTGTATAAGAGAACCCACATAGCTTCCGGCGAGAGAGCCTCCTATTATTTGTCCAACTGCCGTGAAGGCGGCATCAGTTTTTACTACCCCAGATCCACTTCTGTACAAGTTTGCTGTCGCGTCACCAAAGTTGATCCCCCCAGCTGTCGTCGTCCCTTGTGACAAATTCAGCAACGCCGCCATTGTCGTCGTTCCAATCCCGACATTCCCATTTCCCAGCACTGTAAACAACGTGGTTGTTGCCAAGTTGGCTGAAGTTGATGAGGCAATAGCAAAAAGTGTATTGGTACCAGCCAGTCCTGAGTTGTCGTGGATGGAAAGTTTGGCGGTGGGGGCGGTGGTGCCGATACCGACAAAACCATTACTAAGTATTCTCATTCTTTCGTTTGAGGTAGCAGAACCACCTGTTAGAAAGTTTATGTATCCACCCGTCGTAGATGTACTAGCAATTATTCCAACTGGCCCATCTGTGTTTTGAATGTATAGATAATTTGGTATCGCATAAGCAGCCCCAAATACTGGGTCTGAGTAGGTACTTGAGTTGTAAAACATTCCACCAAAATGTAGAAAAGTTGCATCTCCAAGGTTATTATTTAGTGACAAACCATTCCAAGCGGAGGAACCCGAGTTTATATTTGAAATTTGTCCATATACTCCGCCAGAGGTATTGTCATTTCCAGTAAGTTGAAAGCATGCTCCACTAAATCCTACGCAAGTCCCTGATGTTGTTGCATTACCCATTGATGTAAAACCATTGATATTTGCTGCAGAAACAGTAAGTGATGTCGTCGCTACATACGCACCTGTAGTTGTGGACTGTAAAATATAACCAGAAGTCGGGGCTGAGGGGACGGTTATATTAAGTGCCAATGCGATTAAAGGTGTTCCTAATAAAATTCCTGCTAATATAAGACCTAGTTGTTTTAATGTTTTCATATAAAATTATTTAAAATTTAAATAAAACCGTAAATATCATCATTCGGTGGAATTGTCATTGTTGCCTGTGATAAACCAACGTTCCACGTCCAACCTTTATTTTCACGATACCAAGCACCATCTTGAACAATAAATGTCGGTTTCTGTGTAAAAGTGAAGGCGGTATTACTACCATCTATTGTACCAGTTGCAGGAAGGAGAGTAAAACCACTGCTATTACCCCATATATCATCATTTGGGGGTATTACCATTGTAGCAGTTAAAGTACCAGTATTCCACGTCCAACCTTTATTTTCACGATACCAAGCACCATCTTGAACAATAAATGTCGGTTTCTGTGTAAAAGTGAAAGTTAGATTTGAGCCGTCTACCGAACCTGTGGCTGGGAGGAGTGTGAAGCCTGAACTTCCTCCTGCAATGGTTACAGTATCAAGTCCATTTACTTTAGAATATGTTGCACCTGCAAAATCAATAGAGTTTACTTTACCTTTCTTTTGACCTGCAACGTGTAGAAATACACCACCTGAACCACCACCTCTTTGTATTCCTTCAGTTACTTTTTTAGTTAAACTGTCTTCAAGTCCTTTAATCACTTTTTGTTCTATGATACCTTCTTCGGAGTTGAGTTTTTCAGCTATCTGTAGCGATGTGTCACTAGAACCATCTTTGCCATCAAGCCCGTCTAATCCATTTTCTCCGTCTTTCCCATTCTTACCATCAGTACCGTTTAGACCGTTTATTCCGTCAATTCCATTGAGCCCGTCATTACCAGTATCACCCTTATCCCCTTTGTCTCCCTTATCACCTTTAGCACCTTTTATGGTAACTAGTTCAGCACCTTGTATCTCTACTTTCTGCACTTCGGGCATTTCAGGTTTCATACTTAATTTATTGTCCACAGCCTTAATAGCCTTGAATATGGCTAATTCGGGGTCTTTATTGAGATTTATCAAGTCTTGAATTTGTTGTTTCTTTTCTTCTGTATTTAATTGTGTCGTAGGTGGCATAGTTGTTGTTGACTTTATTATATCACAGGTGTATAATTCCTTTGTAAGTTAATCTTACCAACAGAGCAAAGAATTCTAAAGAACCTTTGCAAGAGTTCTGGAGAGCAATCTCCAGCTCTGTTGTAAGGGTTTTTACTTATCAGGCCTTTCTTACGAAACAATACTGGGCGTATGTTAGACTTGCGTTTAGAGTTTCCTTCTCTTTTTTCTTTTCTTTCTGCCCCCTCTTTCGTTTTCTTTGTTTCTTTTAATAGAAGTTTAATAACACTAGATATGATTATATTAGAGATAGTAGGTATTATATTACTAATGTTTGTCTTAATCTCTTTAGGTTTTGTTGTATTTATATTGAGCATTTTCTGTCTTTCTTTTCTGTTAGGATTGTTAAAACCTATAGCTTCTTGGCTATTGAACCAGCAACACGAGACCAAAACGCCGCACCCTTTGGCGAAGTAAAGACAAGACCAAGAGTTTTGATTAGTTGTTTTGTGGCACTTCCACCGAATTGACCTTTTGGCAATACTTTTTGAGTTTGCAAAGCGGCAATACCGTCAAGGATATTTATACCAGTCTTATCTTGTAAGTCTTTAAGAGCCGAAAGATAAGCCGAACTATTTTCGTCAAAGACTTTTTGCAATCTTCCTTCCACAGTTTTCATTGAAATCGGACTTCCGTTCCAAGCCTTTACGATTGCGTTAGCGTTATCAAGGACTTGTTTTTCTGTTGCGTAGTTACTCAAGAAATCAGAAGCTCCAGTAAACTTACTAACTGCACCGTCAAGAACATCTTTGAATTGTCGGACAATAATTCCACCTGAACCCATTTTAACATCTGCTTTATTATAGAGTTCGTTGATGTTTTTATTAAGGTCAAGTAATTCTTTGATACTCATATTGCTCGTATCTTTTGGCACTTCAATACCATATTGAGAAACAATTTTATCAAGTAATTTTGTCTGTGGTGTTGTTAGACTTGCTCTCGCTCCTTGATTTGTGTCTATCAAAGTTGTCATTCCTTCATCCCATTGAGAGGATAAAGTTTTACGCAAAGTCTTAACTGCATTTTGTGTATTTTCTCTAACCGAAGCAACACCACCAGTTTTTACTGAACTTCCAGCTTCAGCCATCGCTGATGGATTATCAAAGTTTCTTTGCAAAATATCCTCTGGTGTGTTTGATGTATAACTCAATAATTTAGGAGTTCCTTTAACTGCATACTTTATTCCCTCAAGTGCCGCAGAAGTTCCAGCACCAACTACTGCACCACCGACTCCACCAACGACAGCAGACTTCAAAATACCAGTAGGCGAAGCATTTTGTTGCATAGCTCCTGTTGCTCCAAAACCAGTCCCATAAGCCGCTCCGACTTCTACACTTTTTAGTATTTTTTGTCCTGTTGAAACTACTTTTGCCGTTCCTGCGATTTTACTTGAAGCACTTGCGAGTCCTGAACTTGCTCCTAACATTTCAAGGAACATAGAACCGAAATCTCCCAAAACTTGTTCATTAGATTTTTTGAGAGCAGGGAATATATCTTCTACGGTTTGATGATTTGTAAGTTGATAATTTTTTATCAAATTATCGTAATGAGAAGTATCTTGTCCACTTGCTTTTATCTGTTGTCTTTTCTGAATAATGTTTGTTAAAAATTGCTGGTCAGCTTTATCTATTTTATTTAATCCAGCCTGTATCATAGGAGACCACGCAACCGCAGAAATATCTTTACCAACTTCTACTGTTCCGCTCACAAGAGATTTTGCTGTATTAACTAAAGCTGTGCCTGTGTCGGGAGTTGATGAGTCTGGTATTGCTTGAGTAGAACCCGAAGTTGCATTATTCTGTGTCCCAACAAAACTCGGAGTCTGAATTACTGGAGCAGTTGGCTGAACACCAAAGTTTACTTGGCTAGCATAGACAGGATATTTAGCAATGATTTGTTTCGCTAGAGTTGTATCATCAACACCTGCATAAGTTGGATATTTTGCTTTTACTTGTGCTGAAAATTGTTGTGGTGTCATATTATTATTTAGTTACTCCAAAAACTCCTAATGGGTCGGTTGCAACGGTCATAGGAACTGTTACTGTGTTTGCTGAACCTATCGGATTATTGTAAATAGAATTAGCTAGAGATATAGTGTCCATTACTTGTTTAGGACTATATTTTCTTGTTAATCCTAGAGCAGTTCCGACAAATCTCGCAGAGGTTGCAATAAAAGACGGAGAGTTTAATGAAAGTGTCGGGTCTCCACCTGAACGAGCCAAGTCTGGTTTTACCATACGAGCAGTCTGTTGTGCGATAGCGGCTTGGTCTTCATCACTCAATTTTCCTATATCACTTTGTGTTACTGTCGCTGGTGTTAATTTGTAATTAGAGAGAATTGCTTGAATACGAGAATACGCAGAGTTGACAGTTTGTGTATCAAGATTATTCTGCTCAACAACTTTCGGGTCAAGTCCGTTCCCAAGTGTAATTCCTTGTAAGTCTGATAGTTTTGTTCCGACTGGAACACCGTACTTTGCCGCTTCATCAAGTGTTAGTGTACGGTTAAGATTTCCTTGAGGATTTAGTATTGCATTTACTTGAAGTTGTTTTAATTGTTGTCCAAGAACATCACCACTATATTGTCCAGCCGCCTTAATTGCCGAGTTCATATCAGTTGCGTTGTTGATTGCAGAGACAACCGCCCCTGAAGCACCTTGAGAAACAGCACTTTGAAGAAGTTGACTTTGTGTCTTGAGAAAATCTTGTTGTGTTGCATAAGCTTGTGCCTGTTGAGTTTTAAGGGTATCGAGTAAGTTTTGTTGCTGTTTATCCGCAAAATCATACACTGCATTTATCATACTGGTATTAAAACTGTATGTATTCTCTGCATCTTTTGATTTGATTGAAAATAATGTGTCAAGATTACTTTGAGCCATCTGTAAATTACCTTGAGCAGTAGCGAGAAGTGCTTGAATTGGAAGAGCATTGATTGCAGCTTCTTTAGCGATTTCTGCTTGTCTACCACCTACAATCGTTTCGGTTGCACCAGTATTTGAACCCTGTACATTTGCAGCAAGTTGGGCAGCTTGGGAATTAGCTGTAATGGTATTTAATTGTCCTGTGTAAGTATTGACTGCTTGCTGTGCTTGGTCAACGCCAGTTTGTTGGCGGGTTGTGTTATAAAGATTTTCTAAATTAGGTTGAGGATTATTCATCAACGCATTTATTCTGTCATTTGCGAGTTTTGTCTGTGAATCAACAACGGCCTGTTCTTTAGGAGTGTAAATACCGTTAGAATCTGTGGTAAACCCTGAAGGAGTCAATGCTTGATTATTTGCTGTTACTACACCAGTTGTTTGAGATGTTGGAATTGTGGTAGCAGTCGGAATCGTTGGTTGTGTTGTAGGTGTTAGAGTAGTAGAGGAGATGGGAGCGGTTGCTGTTGATGAAGTAGGTATACCATAAGAAGCATATTGAGCATCTTGTGCTTTCGCTGAGGCACTTGTTCCACCTACCACGTGTCCACTCGGCATTACTGTTCCTACTGCGTATCCTCCTATTGTTTGAGTTGCCATTATATTTTTGTTAAATTATACCATAATTACGACTGTGTGCCTACTATTGTAAAAGTATTTGCTGACGAACAAATCTTTAATTTACCTCCTACCTCTATAATCTCTCCGACTTCTGCCGTTGTGGGGTCACTTGCGTAATGTGGAACTTTCAAACGTGTAACGAAACTACTTTTCTTTGTAAAATCCTGTTGAGCGGAGAAATTATTTTTATAAAATTCTGAAGAAAGACTATCAAAATCACTCTGTAGCTTAGTGAGTTTATTTTGCAATGCTGTTATTTCGTCTTGGTAATCGTTTTCCATATTATCCTGTGCTACCGAATAGATTTTCGGTCTCAAACTTAAAGCCTGTTAATTCTGCACCACCCGTTGACTCTATTCTAAAGCGTATTTCTCCAAACGTGGCAAAAGGTAATTGGGTGCTTTCTATCACAAAGAAATCACGACCTACTTCTCCGACTGTTGAAAGAGAACCGACAGTAGTCCAAGAAGTATCAGCGTCTACTTTATATTTTACGGTAAGAGTTCCACCTGTCATCGGAGGTGTAGTGATAGAGATTTTTTCTATTCGTTTTGTCGTTGAGGCATCTCCAAAGTTAAATATCTGTGTTTCGTAAAAGGAAGTAAATGTATATGTCGCTGTTGAAGAGGTCTTATCTATTGAACCGTCTCCACTGTGAGAAATAAAGAAGTAATTGGCCGCTGTTCCAAAGGCTTGAATACCTGATGTGTTTACGTTCTCATCAATGTAATCTAGTGAAAGAGTAAAAGGATATGACGCACTCTTTCTACCGAAAGACCAGATACCCTCGTTGTATTCTGTGCCTGCGTCATTACTCATCAATTTTGCCGCAAAAAATAGACGATTATTCTTAACTGCCTTTGAAAGAGGCATAGTAACACCAGTTAGTTTTTTAGTGAAAACTTCTTTAACTACTTGTGGTGAACCACCAGAATAGGTTTGAATAATTAAAGAACCTCTACCTGCTCCTGTAGAGTTATTGAGATAACGGTCTGTAACTCCTACAAGCATACCCTCAATCGTTTCAAGGATATTTAATGAACCCTCACCCCAATCAATGTTATCTTGAAAAAGGGTTGAAGAATAATCCCATATAAAAACTTTAGACTTTCCGTTGTATTGATTGATTGGAGCACAAGCGATGGCTAGATAGTTTCCGTAGTTTGTTAAAGAAGTAATTTTATAGTTTACTGGAACAGTTTTAACTGCATCTGTAATCGTACCAGCAGGAGAAATCCTTACGATATTATTATTGTATGCGATATACCCCTCACCTAAAGAGTTAATAACTCCACCTTGTGCGACTGAAGTGATTGTCGCTCCCAAAGTTACGGCAGTATTCGTAATACTCGGAGAACCAGAAAGTGTCCCCCATTTGAAGATTTGATTTGTGCCTTGAAAACCCCAGAGATAGTCTATAAACTCAAACAAACACCCATTTTGAACAGCTCCGTTACCCTCTGATGAAGTAGGGAGTGTCCAGTTACCAGTTGTAGCGTCGGCTTTGTAAACGATTTTAGTCTGTCCTGAATCGTTCTTTCCTAGTCCATATAATTTAGCGGAAGCGGAAGCGTATAGAAAATCCTGAACATAGTATTGCTTCATTCCAGTTGAGGTAGAACCGTCATTTGTATCAGCACCTAAATCACGGTAAGGTGTTATCTTTCCAGGATTTGAGAATATATCAAAATGTTTTGAAATAATAAAAGAGTCGGCAAAATAATTCTTACGATAAAGTCGTACTTGTCGGTTGTTATCCGATATTCCACCTGACCAATCAAATTGTGCAAGAAATGTAGACATATTAGAAGTTATTTATTTTTAGTTCGAAGGTTTTAGACATAATGTTCGGTTACGATTACAATACCTTGCGTTCCTGCATTACCAGCAGTTGCAGATGAGTGGCTTAAAACTCCTCGCCCACCAGAACCATAAGTAACAGAAAATATAGATACTGCGGCAGGTGGAAAATCACCACTAACTCCACCGCCAATATAACTACTTCCACTAGCACCGCTTAAGTTTATATCACCGCTTGCACCAACACCTCCAGCAGTTGAACCACCACTTGTATTGCTACCGTTTGTTCCACCGCCACCAGTCGCTGTGCAATGAGCACCAAAAGAACTATTACCGCCAGCCGCAGCAACATCATTACCACCTGACGAACCACCAGCTCCAGCAATTCCGATTGTTACGGTTTCAGTAGCACCTAGTGTTGCAGCCGCAATTAGTTTCCTTGAATAACCACCAGCACCACCTCCTCCTCCATCTGCCGAATTTGCGTTTGCACTCGTTCCACCAGAACCACCACCACCTGCTTGAACTTCCACTATGACATATTTCAAACCAGCTGGTTTGCTCCAAGTTGCAGGAGAAACAGAGTGGTCATAAGTCCTTACTATTGGTTTTGCCAAAGACCCACCAATATAGGTTGCCAACTTCGCAGGCGTAACAAACAACTTCGCCCCTGTTGAACCTGTTGCTGTTCCTGCTGTTACCTGTGCGTCTGTAGCTTCTTGCACGATACCTTTAGATGTTTCGCTTGCTAAGGGGTTACCGCCAGAGTCTACATACGCACGAGTTGCACGCTGTGAGGCAATCTTCGTTGCGGAGTTAGCGGCAAGTGTGCTGTCATCATCTAACAAGGAAGTTTCCAACTTTTCATTGTTCAACGCTGTTACGTTATTATTTATTACTG